AGTTGGTGGGCGGTGTCATGGCTATACCAGCCCTGCAACGTAGTAGCCCAGCCCGATCAAAAACCCCGCGCAGACGAGCGCCACCGTCCAGCGATGCCGGGCCACTAGGTGGTAGGGCCGCCGCAGCAAGCCCATCAATATGAACGCTAATGATTGCATGGGTCTAGACGGGCGTGCCGCCCTCCTCAACGTCGTCCTTGACGGGTTTCTCCAATTCCTCTATCCGAGTTTCAAGATTGGCGACCTTGACAGATAAGTTGACACAGCGCTCAGATAAAGCGAGATTTTGATGCTGCATCTCTTGAATCGCTGCCTGAAAAGGATCAGACATCGGTCATGGCGCCGATGCTGGACATGGTGCTGTCGGCTTTAAGCTGGGCATAAGCCCAGTCTTTCGACACATTGCCGTCCACTGGAACAGCGTATTTGCGCTTATCCAGTTCCAGGCTAATCATGCGGATACCCTCATCGCGCTTGGTCTTACTGGAATAGCAGGCCATGTCAACCATCACGAAATTATCTATTTTGGGATCGTCCTTACTAGATATCCGAACGTCCGTCACCCGGACGTAGCCCTTGCTGTGGGATACGCCGCCCTGCTGGGGGATCTTCATTTCAAATGCCATTGTCGTCTCCTATACCGGCATCGCCGGCAGTTGTTGGACCTCAAGCCTGCGGTTGAGTTCCACGGCAAAGCCCGGCAACATTTCATCTGCCAGCAGCTTCATTTCCTCAAACATAGCACGAAGTTGCGCCCCACCGTTCGTCACCAGACGAAGGTGCTGAGTAACACACCACATCATATCTTCTCGGCTTTTTCCCGAGACGATTTTCAAGTCACGTAGTTGTTTGAAGTTCATCGACAAACCGCGCTCGAAATTGTAACGGACCTGTGTTCCAGGCGACAATAGGCGTTCCATATCGCGAGCCACTCTAATATCGTCCAGATCATCCATGCTGCCTAGCGAAGTGGAGCCATCAACAATAATGTCCCCCTCGTTATCAATGTGCATTAGCGACCTAAAGTTTCCAGCTCCAGAGCCATTATTATTTCGGGACACCGTGAAGATAGCGGCATTTGCTGATGGATTAGTGACAGTACCAGCAGGAGCATATCCACCCCGACAATGAGTAAACCCTGACGAGCCTACCCCTGGCGTTGTATCCTGATTACGTCCCCAACCATCCAAGAAGATACCGAGTGTACCTTCCGACAGACCCTGTATCCACGCACCCCCGACACCCCCATTGCTCTTCTTAATATTCATATAAGTGTCTGTCTCCGTGATCCCTGTTATAGCGTGAGCAACGTCTGAGGACTTCAGGGCGAATAACTGGTCGTCACTAGCCCCTTGGTTGATGGTCAGGCCCGTCGTCATGTTGGCATTCGCAGTATCACCAACGTAGGCAATTGTGCTTGCCGCCATCAGGAAATCAGCCGTCAGCGTCGCGCCGCCATCCTTTAGCACCACGCTGTCAATGGTCACGCCAGTAGCCCCCGTAGTCTCCGCAATGGTATCGGTGGCGATGGTCGCGCCGGAATCAATATTGAGGGTGCTGCCGGATAACACACTCAGTGTATTGGCCGTAAATTGAAAATCATCAGCACCAGCAATTCTGATGTCGATCTGATCATCGGTGTCAGCCGTGATGCTCGTATCGCCATCAGCGTCTAGGACGAGTTCCCCGCCGTTAACGTCAAGACCGGCGAAGGCTGGGCTGTCTCCAGTACCCAAACCAAGAGATGTCAGTGTAGTTGCACCTGCTCGAACAATTTTATCTAAACCTGGAATTCTGCTGAACATTATGTCACCCTATTAACCCAACCATGAACTGCTATAACATTCGCAGTTCCGGCGAAACCTTTTATGATCTTGGCATTCTGAATCGGAATGCCAGGAAGAACAAGCTCAAGACCGTTTTCACCGCTTATGGTTTGTTCAATCACCTGAGAGGCATCACCTGCATCTCCATACAGAACTGTCAGCTTTACTGCAGTTGTAGTGGTATTGACAGCATAGGCATATGCCTCATCAATCCCTGATGTTCCGGTTACAGCAGTATGGATGGTAGTCAAGGCCGTGGTGGCCGTTCCAGTGATAAGGATGCCCAGCCCGTTTGAAGAACCAGACAGAAGCTGCTTGGAATAAACTCCCATTAGAACCTCCTAGAAGCTGAACATATCTGATTGGGTTTTGGGAAAAGACCCAGGATACCATTGACTGTTGCCGTGGGTCGCTTGGATAACAAATCGTAATCTCTCAAGCTCACCTGCAAGGGAAGTAGCTTGAGATTCTGATCCAACTCCTCCAGGCGATGTTCTTGTCTTCATCTGAGCGGCGGTGGTTGAGTAATCATCCATCGTCTCAGTGTTGTGATTGGTAATGTGATTCTCATGATCGGCGTTGTAGATGGCAGCCGTCAACGTCAGGCCGGATGCCCTCGTCGTGTGGGAATATGATCCAGCTGCCATTACTTAGCCCTCCTGTCTGCGATATGATTCGCCTTACGGGCCTTCATCTGCTCGGGCATCTTCATCCCAGATTCCCACTCCATTGTACTCATGTCTGCATCATGCAGTTCTTGGAGCATCTCATCTGTGAGTTCGTCAGCACAATTTCTGCATACCGCAGTTTGATGCTGCTCCCCGTTCGTCATTCGAAGGGTTACTACATTATACGCCGGCGTGTTTCCCATCACAAGGTATCTCTCCCTGACAACCGTCCCGTTGGCGGTTTTGTAGGATCTTTCAAGCCGATCATGAGGAACTAGGCTGCTCAACACTGTGTCACAGTATTTGCAGAGGACCTTTGTGAGGACTTTAATGGGAGCAGAAGGATCACCCCAATCCTCGAATATGAGATATTTCCTATTCTTCATCGGATCGCCTCGTCGCCTCGGTGGAAGTGGAGATAGAACCTACCAACTGAGAAATCTTGTCCGTCGCCAGAATTTGATCCAGCAAGCCCAAATCGACGGCCGCCGCCAGTAATTCGCCTCTTACGGTTGACCAATCCTTCTTCGGCAAGTCTGTTAGTTCCAAGGACGAAAGATCCAAGGGAAGCTCCAGTTGTTCCCATGTTGAACTGGATTGTTTCATGCGTTTCTCCATCCCACAGAACATCTACAGACATATTCCAGTTGCCCTTCGGCTCCAAGACAACTTCGAGGAAAGCACCATTCTTGCGAAGGATACCCAGTTGGGGGTCGATATGAGCTAGGTCCCAATGAGGACTCTGGAAAACGGATGCAATACCTGCACCGTCATGCGACCGAGTTTCCTGATCCATCCTCCTGACAAATCCAGCATCGTCTCCTCCTGTCAATTCAGGAACTTCCAACACCATCCTTGTCCACAACGAAACGGGAGTGTCGAATTGGGAAAATCTGAATCTGGGCAGCTCTCGTCTGTTTAGGTCAACCACAAGACGGGCATTATTCGTAGTAGCCCCTATTCCAGTACAGCCTATATGGACTTCCCTCTTGGTAGTGTAATAAACCATCTGCCACTTCCGAACAGACGCAAATGACAGATTATTCCTAATGAAGGGGTCCATATCCTGAATGTCACTAACCGAAGTTGAAGATACATCCCCAAACTCGTCGGTGGTCTGCAAGGTTCTGATATTTCCAGCTATATCCACAAAATAAACGTCATTCTCAACCACAGTTGAGGTGCCCACCCAAGCGGTTCCAATCTGATTAGTGATCCTTTGAACCTTCCAGTTGGTCACCGTTGGATCGCTGGTGTCGACAAAATAGATTCCACGAGGATGCTTGAATACGGCAAGCCCCGATCTAAAAGCGTAAACCCCTACAATCCCAAGTCCCTCACCTGGGTAGATAGCAATAGTTCCCGAGCCAGTCCCCTTGAGGTCCTCGTGATCAGTGGTTGTGCTGTAATACAGACGGTGGGGATCATTAGTATTTCCAGCCCCCCAAAGCCTTCCCTCGTGGATCTCCCCTACTCGGGGTTGGTTCTCCCCTGTCCAATCGTCCGGAGGTGTCGATATAGCCGCAGACGTCGCTCCGTCCCCATCGACAACCTGAACGGCATTGAGGCCCGTAAATACGAATAGTTTGCGATTGTTTGCCGCCGCTTCCTTTCCGCCTTCAACGAACTGAGGCACCACATCCGGAGTGGCAGTAAGACTACTCGCCAGAGTCGTACCGAAAGTTCCTGCGCCATCATCCCTCAACAGGTCCCCATCAGAGGTCATGACCACCATCCGCTGGGTGCCGTCAGAAGGGTGCCAATCATGCCCCCCTAAGATAGATGGCGTTCCAGATATGGCAGACGAATTATACTTGACTGTACCCGGCTCTTTTTGGAGCGTTCCCTCGGAGTAGCTCAAATTTTGAGCGCGCAAGAGGGATTGCACATTCACCGTGGCAGGGTTCTTCGTGCCTGTGAGGCCCAATTGCCCGATTGTGAGTTCTGCTATCTCGCCGGTGAATGGCACTGTATTATCCTATAATCAGTCCTGATGCCGTCCGTAGGGGGCGTCTATACCGCTGAACTTGGCCTTGCCTCGGTATGATTTTCCCATACTGATCACCAACTGTATTCTCTTTTCGCTTTTGCTCCCTAGACATTGCTTGCAATCCTGACCTAGCCAATCCAACAGTCTTGTCCTCTCGATTGTCTGATTTGGCCCCAAGCAGAAACGAAAGGGCAATGTCAGCTAAGAGTCTACGGTACTGTCGGGGGATTACTGGCTCCTCTGTGTCGGTATTAAAGAGTGTAAAAGGTGAAGGTCTAGCGTTATAGTCATACTCCACCCGTATAAGATCAGTGCTGCTTGTTCCACCAAAGTGTGAGAATTGAACCTCTGTCTCAGTCAACATTGCGAATTGTCGAGGCACCCCTGAATTTACTGCACTTAGGGGCCATTGATTCAACATCTCTCCTAACTCAACTCCCTCTACTTTATGCTCCCCCTCTTGATAAACCATCATTGGAGATCTGATAGACAACACATCAGAGGCCAAGTCATAGTCCAACCTGAAGAGGGTATAAGCAGCTTCAGCATCCGTAGTTCCTGTATAGACGCTATCTAAGGTTAGTGTAGCCGTATCACCACCGTGGGTAGCAACCTTAAATACATCAGCATGACCTTCAACAGCAAAGTAATAGCCGGCGACATCAGTCGTCTGTGATGCACTCAGTGTAGCTGTAGTACTATCATTTGTGACGGAAACAGAGCCAGTTGTGATCGATGGCCGTAGGGTGAGGATGCCAGGCTCACTAGCTCTCAGCCACCACCAGTTCTCATTGATCGTCGGATCGAATTCGGCTCCCCCAGTCCAGACCATCTCATACGCCCGATTAATCCAAATCTGAACTTGGGTGTCATAATCTGAAGTGCCATCTGTCAGCTCACCGCCGCGAAATAACACATCAGTTTTGATGTCGCCTGTAAACTGGAAGTTAGCCATTTACCTCATCCGTCCGCCACCACTGCCAATCAAGATGATCTCGCCAACAATGCCAGTATTCACTGTCATGTTTGGTCGAATGTATCGGGGCCGTTCCACAATCATTTTGTTTACAGCGGTTGTGAAGGTTGCAACTCCGGTAGGAGTATTCAAGGTGAAGTAGGTGCCAGTAGGGGTTGCCCCATTACTCCCTTCAATAGTAATGCTGCTAGTTCCGCCTGTCGGCCCAGATATCTCAATGGAAACATCGTCCATTGTATAAACGTCTACTGCATTGCCTACGCCTGTGACGGTGGCACCAGCAGACCATACATGACGATATACTCCTTTTGAAACATAAGAGCCTGCGCCGACGAAATCAGCTGAGGTCGGTGTCGCCATCTGATTGCTCCTCTACTGTCTGGGTTTCCCAATCATCAGCATCGACGGGGGCGTCCAGATTAGGTTTGTAATCCTCTGCCTCAAATGCGGACTTAGGAGCAGCTTTCTTTCTCTTCGTCCGCTTCCGCTTTGGCTTCGGCTTTTCTACAACCTCTGGCTTGTCCTGCTTAGCCTTCTTTGCACCAGGAAACTTATCCCGGCTCCATCCAGCTGAGCCGATAGCCTCATCGGTGCATTTAGCGAACTCCTTGAAAGCCCATCCAGGCACGTCGGCGGGCTTAACTAGTAAACCATCACCTGAGAAGACTTTGCCTCGACAGAAGAATAGCTCAGGGTTCTCATCGCAAGCCACCGAGACGTAGGAATTAGTCCGAAGCATGTTAGCTCGACCCTGCCGATCGATGCTATACTCGTGAACTTCAGTAAAAATACTCATTTCTTTTTACCCCTCTTCTTACGAATTGGCTGAGCATAGCGCCTCATGGAGAAAGGATCTTTAGGTTTCACCTTTTGAATAGTCATTGGTCCCGCAATCTCCATATCATCTGGGATTTCATTCGGCTTTGCCTGTGCAGCCCGACCTTGAACAACAGCCAAGTTATGATCAATCTTTGGCCCTACGCCATCTGGCGTATGTGTGATAGAAGTAGGACCGGATCCAAATATTCCTGACTGTTCAATATGAATCTCCTCTTTTCGATGATACCCATATAAGGGCCGGCGCATTGTTCCGTCCTCTTGAAGCTGCGAGATATTACTGCTTAATAAAGTGGATGATTGGGGAATTCTGATCTGTACTCCCCTGGCCCGGGCCATACCCAAAATATAGCCCATTGCCTGACCACCCTCTTCGGCAGCTTGCATGTTGGGGTAGGAAAAATCAGCACCATAAATGAAGAGAGTCTCAACCCCAATTAACATCGCATAGCCTACCATATATACACAACCATTGTTGAAGAGGTCGTCTCCTACAAGATCCATAACCTCTTTAATCGGGTATGCTACAGCACTAGGAAATTCTGGATAAGGCGTGCTGGTGATAATGGGCCTGTTATGGTTTTGCAAATAGCGACCATAGTGCTCATCTCTCTCGTTGAGCCACTGTAGATCATCCATTGCAAAAACTTTGTCATGTATCAGAGCTCTACTTCCCCTATTTACTACCCAAACTTCATCGAAGCGAGGAGGCATATTCTTCATATGAATTTGCTCCTTCATAAACTCGATAAAGCTAGGCCCAAGAGCTACCAGGGCGACATTGCGTGGACGAGTGTTCATAGCTTCCTTAAGCTGCTTTTTGTTCATCTCTTTTTCCTGATGTTTTTATGAGAAGGATAGGGGGACCGAAGTCCCCCAATCCTACCAACCTTTTGCTTCGACGTAAATCGTAGGTTGATTTGGAGAGTCTGATGGTGACCACGTTGTGGGCAACATTGAGAAGTGGGTAGGACCGCCAGCAGCAGTCGGATTTTCACTCCAGAAGCCCGCAATTTGATGTGAAGTCACCAAATACTTCCATAGGATGCCGTTGAGAGCATCATCGTCATATATACAGATGTAGTCGATATTCCTAACCATACCCCAGGTAGCGGCTGTAGTTGGAAGGGCAATACCGACAGTTCCACTTGGATAGAAGCCTCCATCAGTATTGAGGGTCAACTTAACCCGATTGACTCTCAACTTATTTTCTATCCTTCGATCGATGACTGAGACACCCCAGTCAGAAGCGGCAAGAGCTACCATTGTGGTTCTCCTCCTTGACCCCCCGGTTAGCCCTCCGCCAGTATGGCATTCAAGGGGCTACTAAGCGCCCGGGGGGTTGGATTGAACTTACTCGGTCACGGTACCCGTAGTGGCTACCATGCTCGTCAGATTTCCCGGCACATCCCACCGAGGCTCGACGTACAAGATCGCCTTCCCATCACCACCTGCGGTAGCCGCAGCAGTGACGTGGAGTTGGACCGACTGGCCGGGAACGATCTCGATGTGAGCCGTGGGCACGAAGTAGAAGGCGAACCCAAGCGCGGTGACGGTGGTGGTAAGAACCACCTTGCCGATACTCGTGAAATCCGTCGCAGCCGCAGAGCCAGCAACTGCCGACTTCATGAATTTGGCTGAGATGGCGGTATCACGAGTTGCTGAGTTGGTATGGACCACTGCCATGCCCCGAATCAGGTGGGGAACAATACCAGGAGCCCACTCAGCAATGTTGCCGGTAACATCGAGTGCCACGCCGTACCCACCGGCGGCCGGAGCCGTCGACGGGGTGAGCGCATTCATCTCGATTTCGTATTTCGAGTGTGTATAGGCCATAAGGATCTCTCCCTATCTCATCCGCCCGAGGATGCGACCACTTAGGTCGATGCAACATGCACGATCCGAGCTTCACCCTGATTAGCGGTGTCCCAGATAATGCCGAAATTGAGGATACCATACCACGCAACGGCCTTGGACCGACCGAAGTCAGCGGGCATTGCAGCCCGAAGTTCGGGGGTCTGAACCTCGGCCATCGCAACGCCGTCCTCACCAAATACAACACCTTCACCAAGGACCGAATTGGTGCCGATCTTGCCAAGTGCGTTGTTGTGGTTCGTGTCGATAAACCGCACACCCTCTATGCGGCCCGTCTCTCCGTTGAATTTGGCCGAAGGATCTGTATATTTGTGCCATTCCTCCCAGGCCGGGTCACGGCGAATGCCGCGCAACGAAAGATGTCGAAAAATCCCGACGTAATCGCCATTGATAGTGGGAGTACTCAACGTGTCCCACAGATAATCAGAGATCTCCTCAACATGGTAGACATTCATGTTGGAAGTTGCTGATGCACCAGCTGTACCGCTAGTGGCGATATTCCTAGAGGCGAGTCCCGTCGGAGTGTATTTGATCTTGGCCGTCTTGAAAGCAGTCGCTGCCTTCGTATCAAGAACCAAGGTCATCTGGTTGCGAAGACGCTTCTGAGTGACGTTGGTCACGTCGATGGCGCCGAGATCTTCAGAGAGCGACGTATAGGGGACTGCCCGACCGATCTCGTTTACCGTGATACTGGTAGTAGAGATCGACAGCTGGTCCTCTGGAATCCGCTCGCCTTCAGTAAGATCTGCCGTGGTAGGTTCCGTAAGATTAGAAACGCGCTTCAGGGTGACATTCTCACCCATCTTGCGACCAAACCCTTCTACGGGCCAGACATGATCCATGAAGACCGAATTCTCCAGCGCCGCCTCGAAGAGCTTAGCCGACATCGCACGCTGTTTGTACGTGCCCGTTGGGGCATCGAACGTCCAGGTGAATTGAGTCATGCGCTATGCACTCCTGATATGGCTACCCAACTTGCTTAAGTCGGGCATTTTGCCGTTTACGAATTTGTTCTGACGCGGAGATTACGTTTCCGCCTTCTTCTAAACCTTTTGCAGGTGTCCTAGGGCCTCCTCCACTCTCACTATGTTGAGAGCCAGAACCTTTTTTGCCCTTCCCTAACTTGCGTGACATACCAAGTAGGGATTCTCGAGTTAGCTCCGCGAGCTTTGAAGCTCCTTTCGCCGCTGGCATGTCCGCAATGGTCTGCCAGCTTTCGTTCATCTGTGCCTTAACAAATGAATCGAATTCCTTTAATTCTGGGTTAGCAGTGTAGAAGTCTCCCCAGAACTGGTCGAGACCTCTCTGCTGTTGATTAGCCTGACCTACCTGTTGCAGTACTCGCTGCTCAGTCAGAGCCACAATTTCCTGTACAGCACTGGCAGGATCTTCAAATAGGGATTGATTGAAGTGCTCGTAGTCCGGGCCTTGACCTTGCTGTTGGTCCTGAGAAGGAGTTTGGAACTGCCGCCTTAAATCGCCAACATGCCCTTCCAATTCCTCCGTGCGAGCAGAGGCGGCATCTTGGTCTTTGGTCAGTGCCGCAGCGAGGGCGGGGTCGAGCTCGAACTCCTGACCACCAACGGTGGCTTTCACCAATTCAGGGGTTTCATCATCCCCCGAACCGGGCGGGGTTTCAGGGTGGGCATCACCATCCTGCGGGCCGTCATCTACAACCTCACGTTCCTCAGCATCTACATCACTCATTTTCCACCTCTCGTTTCATGGCCCCTTGGCCTTTTTTGATGTCTTGTTCCATTCGGGCTTTTAGATCGGCTAACCCAACCAGTTCGCCGGTTCGCCCAATCACTTCATTAGCCTCCAAATTACCTTGGCGATAGGCTGATGTCAATTTTCCGATGACAGTTTCTGTCCCTTCTGTTATATAACCCAAGACGATGGTGTAGCCCAGCTGGGCATTCTGCGCCCGATGGATTAGCTCTGCGTTCTTGTCTTGGGGATTAGTCATCCTGGCGCAACGGATCAGTTAATTCCAGATTCCTAGGGAGCCATAAACTCTCTGACTTCCCAGAATCGTCTATCTCTTCAAGGCAGCGGGCTACCATCTCAAAGCAACCATCCACACCCTTCTCAAGAAACTCCTGCCTCTTTTGAAGGTTCTCCTTAGGGATGGTATCCTTATTCCCGTGATACCACAATACCCAATCTCGCAGGCGATTGATACATTCTGTTGATACAGCCATTCTTATTCTCCAAGTTTTTCGAAGATTAAATAAGATACTCTGGCTTGCCTCTTAGCAGTTCCAGCGGGTTGAAAAGCGTCAGGATCAATCTTATCTACTCTATCAACCAACTTCATTCCACTCTCAGTTGCTGTATTAACAATGAACTTTGTAGCAGCCATTCGAGATCGGTTTTTGCCTGTAGAGGGTTTTGTATCTTGAATCTTTACCATAAATTGTCCGTTGGGGGCTAGAAGCCTAGCTGCCTCCTTAACCCCAGCTCCCCAAACTTCAAACGCTTCCTCTCTGGTATCAAAAGCGCTAAAACGTTTTGCCTCTCTTGAGCCTCCTGTCGCAGCTTTTCGTACCATAAAAGGAGGATCAAAGAATACAGAGAATTGACTACTAGAAGGAAGCCCAGTTCCATCCCTTACATCAGCCTTAACTACACCTTTTTGCTGAGGGTATAGATCAAATTTATGAGTAGGTTCGCCTAAACCAAATCTCCTATGACTAATACCCTTAGAAAAAGTTAGGTCAACTCCGAATCGCTTAAAGTTAATTCCTAACGTAGGCTTAAGAGCATCAAAGACCTTCTTCTCAGTTTTCACATCCCTAGCCGATCCAACAAATTCAAGTCTTGGAACTTGTTCAAGAGGTAAAAAGGAAACTCCCCTAAGAGGGTCAGGGAACTGAGGTGCTGAACGGTTTGCAGGTGCTGTTTGTAAGGCTCCTTGAAGAGGAGGGTTTTGAAAAGGGGTGTCAAGCGGTCCTGGTCTATTGAAAACACGACCTCCTGGAAGAATAGTAGCTCGTTCTGGGGAGAATATACTTCTGACTTTGTTAAACACTTGGACGGGATTAAAGCCTCCTGGGCGGAGTTTAGGCCCAAGAAGGAACTGCTCACGGTTAGGCATACCGAATATTTGGCCTATTCGTCTACCCATTATCCTATTTTTTCTCGGATTTTGCGTACTTCAGGGTCGTCCGGACGCCACAGGAGGGACACTCCATCAGCTCTTACCGGACCCTGCACGATTTCACACGACGCCGGAGGAGTAAAGAACAGACAGTTGGCACACACCTGATCCTTCGATCCATTCCCATACTCCACCTCATCTTGAGGAACTTTGTCATCCCCCTCAGGATCACGAACAAGCTGGAACTTGTTAGTTTGGGCCACTAAATCCTCCATCTGTGAGAACCTTCATGATGGCTCGAAACACACTCTTGCTTCCTACCCGAGATCTTGATCCAGATGCAGATGGGATGGGAAAGGTCTTCTGTTGGAGGTGGTTAGCTATGAGTTCCCTAAGTGCTAGATTACCACCCCCAGAACCAATCTGGTCTTGTGGACGTGCCGCTCTCCAATCTGGCGGTCCAGAACCAATACCCGGCCCGGTCATCGCCGCTTCGAAATCGATCTGGTCTTGGACAGACAGTCCGAATAGAGAATCCCGAATATTCTTGCCGGCAAAGTCGGCCTTCTTCAACACCCGTACAACAGAGTTCAGAACCGAAATATCTCTGATCTTGGATGTCTGTAGTTGCGCAACCTCAGTCGCTTTGTAGAGGAATTCGCGCCACTGGACGTAGTTCCTAAAAGACTCATCAATCTCCGCAGCTTTGGTCTCCCATTCGTAGTCCCCTGGTCTTATTCCTTGAATATTCCGTAGCTCCTTGAGCTCCTCAACCCCCTGTCGGATTGCATTCCAGTCCCTACTGACCCGATCTGATATGTGATACAATCCCTGAAGGGCGCTTCTATACTGCTCAGGCCATAGACTACTGGCTACAGCGTTCTCATGAGAGCCATCAACAATCTTCTTGATCTCTGGGCCGGCGAGATTCGAGTGAATCACCTTCCACAATCTAGACCTAGATGCACCTGAGGGAGTCCTGTTTGCGGCATTCAATGCGTGGAAGACCTTAGAAGGAGTGCCGTTCAGAGCTCCTGGGTCGTTAGCAAAGAACTTTGCGGTCCCTGTGGGCTGGTTTGTTTTGTAGGATAGAGCTCGGTCAATAGCAGATATGAATGAGTTTGGTCCTAGACCTTCTACAGCGCCGAGGATTCGTTCATACTCCTCTTCTGACTGTTCAGTAATCTGCTGAATTATTCTCAGCTCCTCATCAGTCGGCCTGCGGATCACAACCTCCTTTCGACCGCCCGTAGTAAAGAATATCTCAGACTCATGATGGTAGGATTGAGACTTACCATATCCAATGGGATCCAACTCGCGCAACATCTCCTGATCGAAGCCGCCATAATCAGAGGGTTTCAAATTAATAATTTGGGCTTGTGTCACCGCAGGGAGTTCCACAATCAGAACATTGCTAAGAGCATCTCCCCGACCAAAACTCGTCGTGGATACATCGGGGGCATAAGATGCTGAAGTTCCCGGTATGTGCAACTCCCAACTTTCACCTTTTGTGAATCCCTGCTCTTGAACCTGAGACGCGGCGAGAGTCCCGTGATAAAGTCGTTGAGTCTTACTTTTCCCCCGCCTTCTACGACCAGCCTGGAACATACTGGCTGGGTCCCCCTTCCGCTGAGTACGAGTCAGCTTCACGCCGGGACGCGTATGGCTTTTATTAAACCTCTGAGCTGAATTCAAGGCATCTTTCTGATTGTGGGTAAAGCTTACACCAAATTTAAGCTTGGCTGTCGTAACATCCTTGGGATCAAACTGGAGATCGGGGAAATTAGAGAAGAATTGATCAAGCGCATCAGTCATTAGGGGGCTACCCAGATGGGCTAACCCAAAATGAGGAGATTCTTCTCCAACCAGACTTGTGTTCATTACAGCCGCTGCCTTCACCAATGGCAGTGCAACATCTCCATGAACAGCGGGCATATCCTTTATCATGTTTATTGCGGTCTTTAGTCGATCATTATTTGCCGTTAGAAGGTCCAAAACCTTTGCGTCGTCCCCTAACGGGGGAAGATTTTTTAATGATCTTAATACGTCCAAATTTGTAGATACGGGATGCAAAAGGCTGAAATCGTGTCCCAGCGTGGCGGAGTAAATAAATGCCTTGAGAGCCTCATCCTTATGGGATTGCCCCATAGTTGCAACCTGAGCAAGACTTCGCCCATCAAGTAGTATACTCTTACCCGTAGACCCAGCCCGAGCATCGTGCATGATGTGGGCTATTTCTAACGAACTTCTAAAATCAGGGGCGGGAATCTGCACATGCAGGAACTTGCGGTCATCTCCTGAGTATATGTCACCCACTGTTTGATAGGTTAGACTTGTTACAAAATCAGTACGGCCCATGCCCTGACCAGGTATTTCTATATTGATAGTGGGAAGCTTTCCAGACTTAAGATCAGCTACGCTAGTATGGAAAAATATAGTATCCTTCTCTCCTTCATTACTTCGAGGAACTACACTAGCCCTATATCCCTGAGTCTTTAGACTGTTCGTCATCCCCACGACACCCTGGCCCATAGAAACTCCAGGATCAAAGTTTATGAACCCTTGTGTCTTCTGCTCAGGATCAGCTCCAGGAGCTCCTACAAGATCCGTACCGAGGGGGTCCACAACTTTCCCAATAGGCACAGTTTCCTGCGGCCCACCGTGGATAAGGCTTACAGGACCAGGAAACTGCATCTGGTTGAACGGCACAGATGTAATACCAGGGTTGGTTAGTCTGGTGTTTTGCAGCACTGTAACGCCGGGCGTCTTGAATTGAGTAACGGCTTGCCGCAACGATTGGGGACTCAATCCCCCGCCGCCTCCCCCAGGACCGAGGATGCGCTTTAGTGTTGGGGGGTAACCAGGTCCGCCTCTGCCCAGAAAATCAACCATTATCCTAGCCCTACCCTACTACCTGGCGAAATCGTCTTCCCAAATGCTTCCATAGTATGGGATCAACGACCTCGGAGCTTTCGCATCAAATCCGTTACAGGCGTCTTACTACTCTTAACGACCGCTTCCAGCTCTTTGTTGGTAGGAGGTGGCTTTAGCAGGTCTTGCTGCAACTGCTGCTCAATTTTTTCTGCGCTATCATCAAAAGCAGGTTCACGACGTTTAGGTTTATCTGTCATATTATCCTACCAATCCTGTTAGAGGGTTCCCTGCTTGGTTGATCTCGGCGGGGAGGGAGGCATCTCCTGTGTCTTCTGCAGAGACCCTTGGAGAGCCCTCCTGCCCACCCGCAACACCAGGACCGCCGTTCAAAATTTGAGCAATCCCCGGGATTTCGGCGGCATCAGCTTCGGCAGTCTGCTGCTCTTCCTGATCCTTCTCAAGTGAGCGTGGATCAATATTGAGGAGCTTCATCAAGGTGCTCAAGGCTTTGTTACCTGAGAAGCGTTTCATAAAGGCCTGGAATAGTAATGGATTCACTGTTACGGCCTGTAAGAGGGCCATAGATTTTTGGAAGTCCTGAGACTTCGCCAAGACTGCAGATAATCCTCGAGCAGTGAAAGAGCAAGAGGAGGCAAATTGGGCAAAGCGTTCAGGGGCACTCATCTGACTTAGAAGGAGAGCAGATCTGGTACCAATAGCATCTACTACCATCTGACTATCGAGATCGTCGGCATTCTGCATTAGGAGCATCCAGCTCTTTCGGATGAGTTGATCTATTAAACCCGTCTCCAGATTGCTGATTATGCCATCTAATGTTACGGCCCTTGACTGTTGGGAAGCGACAATCTCTGTAGCTTTCACCTGCTTTGCCGATACCTGCCCGAGGGCGATTTCGTTGGTCAGGGCGGCTTCCTGAAACTCTCTAATCAATACTCCAAGGGTTTGTAGAGCATCCTGAGGGACTTGGCCCTCTGTGACAGTTTCCAGCACTTTTGCATTCGCTGGCAACGTTTCATTCACCACTAAGGTGGAGCCCTGAGGAATGCCGCCCGATACGTCAGAGGAATCATCCAGTGCAAAGGCTCTCAACTGTTTGATACCCCAAACTGCTGCTAAACCACCATCTAAGATGAGGTTGAACATCTCGTTTATGGCCAGGTTAAGAGGGCTAGCATGATCATAGATGGCTTTGTGCCATGTGCTGAAGGGGACATTGATCAAGGGATGGACAATGAAGGGGCTTTCTTGGTGCCAAAAAGGATTGTCCTCAGGTTTACGGAGTACAACCCGATCATCGCCGATTGCCCACCTCTGATTCTTCTTAACTGCTTGGCCGTCCTCATTCAAGATAGTGCCCCAGCACTCATCTATAACAATCTTCTTACGAAATCCTGGAGGTTTATTCTCAGATTGGCCTCTCCGCGTCTCTGCCCGTTTGTGCTCATGCTCTTTGTGGGTATCTACACCTTTGAGAGTCATTAAGGCATTTTTATCATATATACCCTGTTCAGCCAATTCCTCAGCCCGACTCCAATCTACCTCTACCCGATGAATCTCATAAAGGCCAGCTCCAGAAGGATCTTGATAGAAGTCTTCTGCAGCAATGAGGTCAACCAGCAGGCGCCAAGAGGAGAACTCTTGAGTGCCAAGGGATTCGGAGGGAGGTTCGAATTCCTCTGTCTCAATATTAAACGCAGGTTCGCCACGTTCAACAAAGAACCGTCTCTCAGTCACCTGCCGGCCATGAACTTTTAGTATGATTGTTGATTCAAGAAGCCCAACCTTGGAAGCGTTGGAAAGGACGGTGTCCAGTGCGATCGTCTTCTCATCCTGTCCGGTGGGGATAGAAGAGAAGTAGCACATAAGGAGCGCCCGCACCTCCTCTGGTGCGATCGGCAACTGGACACCGCGGCCCATCTCAACCTGAAACCAATCTCCGAAGGAGGTCATTCCCCTCTGAATGAGGGCGGCAAACTGCTCTACCGAAGTAGCAACTTTAGGAACAAATTCAGCAGATTGTCCGTCTTGCTTATGAGTCCAATCTTGCAGACCCATATAAGCATCAACATTTATCTTGTTAAGCTCTAGACGGCGCTTCCGTGCATCTTCGGCTTCTTTCTTATAGCCCAATGTGAGATTGATTAAAGAGGGGCCGTTAGGATCAGGGTGTATATCGGCACCAGGCTTCTTAGCGGCGGCTTCTACCATAACTCATCCTCGGAATTTTGAGTGCGGCCTGATCAGTGGAGCGTTGAACACACTGTCTACAAACCCCAATTCTTCGATGTGCTCCAGGGTCTAAGGGTGTTCCACAAGCTCTACATCTAACCTCGCTGTTGTTCGGCTCTTGCAATTTTGAGCTTACATGGTAGAGAGCCGGATCGTCAATTGGATTACTCGACATCGGGTGTGTCCAACCAATAGTTGTCGTTAACTGGCTCTGAAACGATATGTTGGACGGGGAATTTTTCGGCCAAGCTTAGTCGCCATTCGTAACGCACGGATTGGTGCCTCATAAGAGATCCAGTAACCCAAAGCGTCTGAAGTATGGGTCCGTTGAAAATACGGATCACGGGCGTTGTAGGTTTTCTTGATTCCACCTCTTCCATCTCTTAATACCTGCTCCATATCTGCGATTAGCTCTACACACTGTGGATCTAATTCAAGGTTGATTTGGGCCTCTGCTGATCGGCACGCTAAATTCAATGCGTTTACTCGATCCGGTACTGGAGGGTTTGACTCCGGAACTTTCATTCGCAAAGGTGCGCCATAGTGTCTCATCTCATTGGCTATGACAGAATAGTTGGTACGGTTTGATTGAGAATGCCGGGCCTTACCAGTGGCATCTCCATGAACCCATATTTCGGCATAATGCTGGGTATGTACGTCATAGAACATCTGACACATATCTGGGATGGAGCCTTCACTCAGAACCAGCTCCCTATGTACACGGAATAGCCCAGATGATTCGCGTTGGCCGATTAAAGAAACCATAGGCTCAACGTTGAAGTCCCAAATCCACGCTAGAGGTCGACGTAGGGAGATTTCTGGCTGCTCCTTCACGTTCAGTTGTCGGTTGAAGGAAGGATAAGCACGAGCACCAGCCATCCCTGGAAGCCATTCCCCCTCGAGCCTGATTCTCCGAGCTGGGGAGCCTGGGGGATAGATGGCCTCCAGTCGGGCTATTTCCTCCCGATCAATGTGGGGGTTGTCATAGATAGAGGCCCCAAACACCATCGCGTGTTTCAAGTCACCCGATTGAAATGGCACCAGGATCTTAGGAAACACCCACGACACTCCTCCGATTTGCCCTTCGGGTGGTAGGATGGTGATAGTATGGAAAGTACGCAATCGTCTCGCGCCCACTCGTATCGCACATTCCTCAACAATACCTTCGTCGTGCTCTTCGTCGAAGTGGACTGCATCCTTCTCAGCTCCTTGATACTTCTTTCTTCCCGTCTCAGCTGATTTGAATCCTATAATCGAGCCGTTTTTCAATTTCAGAACCTGATCCGAAACTCTCCACTCTGCGATTTCACGATCCGGTATGAAGGGAGGGTGTTGGCCGGCTGCGACAAAACCGTTGTCAAAATACTTGGGTTGTATAACATCCCGGGAAGTGGGAAAATCCAATGCTGATACCCAGAGGCTAGCGGATCGATCTTTGACTGACACGGTTGAGCCAGCAGCGCCGACATGGCGCACATCGTTTGCGGCCAATCCAAACCTGGCCAAGGCCGATCCACAGTACGCTCCGGCATCTGACTTCCCTGATCTATTTGCAGCAACGAGCCAGTTTTCATAGTACTCACTCCCAAGCACAGAATCAATAAACGCCTCCTGTTTCTTGTGCGGCATGAAGTTGAATAGAGGATCATCTGCTCTGCGTCGCAGAAGCTCTTCCATCATAAGAAGTTCTAATTCTCCCCCCTCACGGTCGGCAAAACTCAAAGACATATTCGTAACTCCTTCTGTGAACAGTTGAACAACAATGAACCCTTGCCCCTCACTTATACCCTACATCAGGAAATAGGAAGGAACAAGGATGCTGGTGTTCGAAATATAGTGAGATTCGCCACCGCAGGTGGCAAAAATCGTGCCAACTCGATGTACCCCCACCCCCCATTAATGCATGGCAGCTATGTGAATAAATCATGGAGATAGGTCAGCAATGCTGGTTTACTTTCCTGGTACGAGGCCCTATATTCTACTTAGCAAGGAGGAACAATGATGTTCCCCTAAACCAAGGAGGCCATAATGGCTGAGAAACAAACCGTTGACAGCAAAACCGGAAAATTTTCCGCGACAGCAGTCCAAAACGTAAACCATGCGGGCGACGAGAGTACTTCGCACCGTACCATCAAACCGGCGGGTGTGGACCAATACCGCTACCAGGTCAGCACAACGTATGACTTCACCGGGTGCACGCGTCAGCAACTTATGGAAGTCGCGGTGCGGGCGTTGGATGTGATTACCGCCGACGAATTTAGGTCAACCTACGGCGGCACGAAGAAAGTCGAGGCCGATCCGGCCAAGGCCCTGCGGTCAATCGACGGGAAATACAAGGTTCTCCCGATCGCGGATAGGTTGGCAAATCGCGGGAAGGGAAAAGACCCCGTGGAGCAAGGGAAGAAGAACTTCACCGGAATGGACGCAGACGAGCGGGCAGCCTTCATCGCCTGGGCCAAAACCCAGTAGGGCGGCCAGCAACATGGGGCGGGAGGCCTACGGGCCTCCCAAACCTCCAGACCAAACCAAGGAGATGTAAGATGAGTGGACAGGATTTAGGAGCAATGTTCGACGCCCGTAGGACGGAGCGCGACAAGATTTCCGAGGCCCAGGCTAACTTGCGACAGATCGAGAAGGAGGCCGCAGCAATGCTGATCGACGAAGGCCACTATGAGTTGATCTCAGTCAACTGGGACAAGGCGCAGCGGTTCTTCGGGCGCAACCCCTACTAGGGGACACACAAGGAGGGGCGGCTTCGGCCGCCTCTTTTTTGTTCAAATTTCGGACGCCCTAGTAGGACCATGCTGTCCAGTAGGACCATGCTGCCCTACTTCTTCTTCCTCCCCTACTACAACTGCCTCCCCTACTAGGACCATGTTATCAGATGTTGCATCTAACATCTGTTTTCTCATATCCTCTAACTTATGCATCAAATCAGCATCGGACATCTCATGCACGTGGACGTGTACATTCTGATCGATCTCTAACTTCTCATGAAACCCGTACAGTTTGGACACAATAGTCAAGGCTTGCGCCCATCTATCAGGGTATTTGTTCGCAAACGCCTGGATGGACTGCGTAGTTGGGGCAGCACCCAGTATTCTCTCAAGCACATCGAGAAACGGCTCCCTGTTGAATCGTTGGAGCTTGGCTCTAACGTCGGCCGGGCTAGCCTTTGCGGCCATATGCCTAGCAACCATTTTAACAGTTACCCATTCTTGTTACCCATTTATTTTAGCTGTTCGCGGGCTTCAATCTCTGCTTCGCTGTTAGCGAATAGCCAATCCAATAGGAGGGATTTGTTTGTGAACCAGTGACCATTGGGGAGCTTGGCTGAGGGGAAATAACCAGCTTTGATCCAACGATATATTGTAGAGTCAGAACGACCGAAGAATTCGGCCATTTCTCTGGCGCCCTCCATTGAGCGTCCTGAGTCGCCACCGTTTATAAAGTGGGGATCACCCTTGCGCCACTTGGTCACTTGTTTTGTCCTCACAAGTTTTCTTGAGTTGTTCAAACTTTGTGCGTACCTCATCTGTCATCTCACCATTCCACAGGTCGCGGATTGAGAAGTTTAATGGAGGACGCACTTGGGTTGTGAAGTTATCCATTTTTGGATTTTGTCTCTTTGTGGAGAGGAAAGCAAGAGAACTTTTTGGGTAATGTAATGTATGAAATATACAATTAAAGAAAATCTTACATAGGGGGCTTAGGTGGGTCGGGGGATGTGGACCTAGTGGTTGGATTGGGGGGGGGGGG